CAACTAAAAAAGATAAAGATGTAAAGTTAAAGAAAGACGGAACTCCACGAAAGAAACCTGGAAGAAAACCGGCTAAGAATAAAAAAATCTATTTTGGAATGGATGTTCAAGATGCGATTGTGAGATACAATTTGTCTGAAAAATCATCACAAAAGAATAAAATCTATCAAGAAGAAATTCACAAAGCGTTTGATAAACTCGCTGAAAATATTATTAATACTTTTAAGTTTAGTTATTTTGATTCACCATTTGAAGATACTAAAGCTGAAGTTGTTTCTTTCCTGGTGATGAATATACATAAATATGACTACACAAAAGGTTCAAAGGCATTTAGTTACTTTTCAGTAGTTGCTAAGAATTATCTTATTCTTCATAACAACAACAATTATAAGAAACTTAAATCTCACGCTGATATTAGTGTTCTTGATAATAAACCAGTTTCAACTGATAGACGAACTTATCTTGAAGATTTGACAGAAGAAGTGATTATCTACTTTGAAGCTAATATCCCAACCTTGTTCAAAAAACGAAAAGATATTGCCGTAGCATATTCAATCATCGAGTTGTTTAAGAATAGAGAGAATATCGAAAACTTCAATAAGAAATCACTATACATTCTTATCAGAGAAATGACAGATGTGAATACATCACATATTACAAAGGTTGTTAATGTATTTAAGAAGAAATATAAAACAATTTTGAATGAGTTTGAACAAACCGGTACAATCGGTAAAGATAAATCTAAATTCTTCTAAACTACAAATAACATCATCTCAATATCAAAGCCCACTTTTAACGAGTGGGTTTTTTATTTTACATCAATTTTTGATATTTCAATATTTATATATGAATAATTACACCTAATTAAGAGAGGTCATATAATGTCAGAAAACAACGAAATATTTGAAGGTAAAACCTTTCAAGACTTAACAAAAGATATCTACGAGAATACCAATAAGAAAAAATTACAGATTGATTTGTTAATATCAGAGATACATGGATTTATCACAACGATTGATGATGTCGTTATCATCGCTCCAATCATAAAAGAATATATGGAAGTAGCCATCAAAAATGATGAACATCTTGTTAAACTCGCTGGTGTATTACAAAGAATTATATCCAAATCAACCGGTGGTATTGATGATGAGAGTATGTTGTTATCGGAGTCAGAAAAAGAAGAATTAATGAACACACTCCAAGATTCAGTTCAAGACTTACAAAATGAAAGTGATAGATTGAATAAGATTAAAGACGATACGATAAAAACTAAAAACGATTTTATGGATAATTAATATGAGTGATGCTTTTATTTTAAAAAAAGGAGTAGGTATTAAAGACGGTACTACGGGTAAAGAAATACAGACACCTATATACATACAATTTGTACCTGGTGTTGTAGCTAAAGTTATTACTTCAACTAGTAAAAGTAAAACATTACCACAAACTGTAAATTCTATCGAAGCGTTTCCACATATTGTTAGTAATTTACATTTTGAAAATCCACTAACTTCATTGGGATTAGATACTAATGAAGATAATAGATACATACCTTTATTTCGTGGAATGACTGATGTTCCATCACAGGGAGATCCTATATTATTGACAAAGATAGGTAAGATTAAATATTATATAGGTCCATTAAATACATTAAATAATAGCCCTAATTTTAATTCAGATGTAATAGTTAACGCATCACCAATGAATCTAAAAGAAACTGGACATTCAAGATTACAAAAAAATAATAATGATGAGTTGGATGGTATAAATCCTAACCATAAGGAGATACATGGTGATTTAATGTTTGAAGGTCGTCACGGTAATAGTATTCGTATTGGTAGTAGAAATGTCAATCCATATATTTTTATCTCAAATGATAGAGGAGTAAATAATGTACAGGAAAGTATAATAGATGGTAGTTTAATAAGTATAACATCAAATGGAACATTACAACAACATTTTGGTGGGTACGAAGATGTAGTAGAAGAAGTATCTGTACCTGAATTTGTATTGGCGTCAGATTGGGTTGAAGGAAATGGTAGAACAATTGGTAACATGATTCAACTTGTAGATTCAAATTCAAAAAATGATTCATATCCATATTTATATGAGTTTGGAAATCAAGAATCAGAAACATCTTTATCAGGTGGTACTAATCAAATGTTATTTCATTCTGATAGAATAATTATAAATTCCAAAAAGAATGACATATTTCTATCATCCTTTAATGATATACATTTAGGAACGGGAAGAAATTTAACTATTTCAACAAATGAAGACTTAATAATTGAATCTCGTAATATTTATTTAGGGAGTCCAACAAATAGAGAAAAACGAGATGAGAAAATGGAGCCGATGGTTTTAGGAACTCAACTATTTGACATATTAACAGAATTAACAGATGCATTATCAAAGATGAAGGGAATGTCATTATACGCACCTGGTCCACCGGTAGATATAAATGTAACGGTCGTAGATGAATCTGGACAAAACCCACCAACACTAACTCCAATTTTTAGTGTATTTGATGGGATTAAAAAGAAATTAGAAAACATAAAAAGTCAATATCATTATATAGAACCAAATGCAAAATAAACGGAGGTCACATGAAGAAGAAAAAAACAATAAGACAGATAGTGAGAGAAGAAGTTGCTTTAGCAATTCAAGAAGTAATAACTGAATTACAACAACCAACACAGATAATGACAGGAGCTACTGGTGAGATTAGAAGAAACAATACACCGAAAAAGAAAATAGTTGAAAAACAAAACTACTCAAACAATTCTGTATTAAATGATGTACTAAATGAAACAGCTCAATCAGAAGAATGGAAATCGTTGGGTGGTAGTAAATTTGATTCATCAAGGATGAATGAATTAGTTGGTGGACAATATGGTGATATGATGAATGACAATCCAAATGGAACTTTAGCAGCTGAAATGGGAGTAAATCCAAATGAAGCTCCTGATTTTCTAAAAAAAGATTATAGAGCTGTGATGAAAGCTATAGATAAGAAAAAAGGAATTTAATGGGATTAAAATCAGATATAATGTTAGCTAAACGAGAAGCGTTGAAAGCACAGGACATTGAAATAGATGAAGCTGATTTTCAAGAAGGTTCTCCAAATGAAATAGAAGCTAGATATATGACAAATGCATTTGTAGATTTCTTGACACATGATGATTTACATTTTACAATAAGTAAATTAAAAGCGTCTGTTGAAATTGAAGAGTTTCATACATTCGAAGCTCTAGATGCTGATGTCAAAAGTGAGAAAGTAGTTAAAGATAAGATAAGTGAAATAAGTTCAGCCAAAACAGGAACAGATTTAATTGTAGGTAAGTTAGAACAATTAAAAGATATAAGTATTCCACTACCAGCTGGTGAAATAAAACCACTATCTTCTATTTTAGGACCATTTATAACAATGTATAAAACATTCTGGAAAACAATTGAAAAGACAGTAACTAAAAGTATTCCGAAATCAGAAGGTGAAGGTGATATCCGAGTAAACCCACAGAGTTACTTAATTGAAGGTGGGAAGAACGGACCAGTTGATGCACGAGGTCACGCTCACATCGGTATAGAAGACCCAGTAAAAAATTCAGATACAATGGATCCAGAAAGTGATGATAATCAAGTAGATTTATATAGAGATAAAATACCAGATGAAATATTAGATTAGGAGAAGATAGTTGGCAATAAAAGATACAACAAGAAAACCATATATAGAAGATAATGATGAAAATATATTTATCGGGATAGACTTACCATTTAGAAAGTCAAATGGTATTGAAGGTTATTTTGCTTCAACATCAACAACGATTGAAGCTGTTAAAAATAATATTCGTAATCTTGTTAATACACATCAAAGTGAAAGATTGATGCAACCTAAACTTGGAATTAATTTAAGAAAGTATCTATTTGACCAATTCACAGATGAAACAGTATTTTCAATTCAAAATGATATTGTTGATACATTTAGAAAATGGTTACCATTTGTTGAAATACAAGATATACAAGTTAGTATGAGTGATAATGATTCCATCGGTAAGAATACGATGAATGTAACAATCGTATTCAATATAACACAAGACCCAAACACATTAGAATCAGTATCTATTGAAATAGGAGAATAGAGTAAATGCCTTCATATAATAAAAAAGAATTTAAAGAATCAAATGTGAAGTATCTAAATAAAGATTTTTCAAGTTTAAAAGGTTCACTTGTAAATTATGCCAAATCTTATTTTCCAAATACATATAGAGATTTTAATGAAACATCACCTGGAATGATGTTAATAGAAATGAGTGCTTATGTAGGTGATGTATTATCATTTTACATTGACCAACAATATCGTGAAATGATGTTACCATTAGCAGAAGAAAGAAGAAATGTTGTTAATATGGCGAAGATGTTAGGATACAAAGTTAAACCAATTGTTCCTGCATATGTTGATTTAACATTTAAACAGGATGTTGCTATTGTAAGTGGAGATGCGAGTAACGTAGATTATAGTGTAGCTGGTACTTTCGATAAAGGAATATCAGTAACATCAACAACAAATTCAGATATAATATTTGAAACATTAGAAGAAGTTGATTTTACAATAACTGGTTCTAATGATGTAGGAGATGGTTCTACACCAACGATAGATTCAAATAGTGGATTAGCAACTCAATATACACTTTCAAGAACTGTTAAAGCCGTGAGTGCTGAAACAAAAACAAAATCATTTGACGTAACATCACCAACAAAATTCTTAAAACTAACTATATCAGACACAAATGTAATTGATATAACTAATGTAACAGATTCAAATGGGAATAAGTGATATGAAGTTGATTATTTAGCACAAGATAAAGTTCCAATCGAAACTCATTATACTTCAAACGATAGAGATAATGCCTATGTAGATTTTGATGGTAATCAATCTGATGTTCCAGTTCCATATTCACTTGAATATATAAAAACAA